GAAAATTCTTCAACATGCATATACTCAGGTTCCAATGGCCATCCAGAATCCTTTAGATTCTTATACCTCTCCCTGTAATAATCCATAAGTTCAGAGCACTCTGTATGCTCAAGACCTTCATGAATTAAATCAGATTTAAACCTGATACTATAAAGACCTGTAGGGCTACCATATGTCGTCATTTGAATTCACACTCCACCATAATTTCAGTTAGACATGCAAGCATATTGATTTCTTGATCTGCTACGAAGGCCCCTTGATACTGATACTTAGCAAGCACCAAGACAGCAGCAGGAATAGAACCAGGAACAAGGGTTTCGTAGCAAGCGTCATAAATGCAACGGAGAAGTAGATTATAATCATTATCCAGATTATTAACGATCCACTTGCGTACTTCAGGAAAGTCTTTCTCCTTAAGTTTTTTAACCAGGTCATTTACTTTTACATCCGAAAAATGTGCGAGGATTCCTGAGTCGATTTGCCCACCTGCTGAATACCTTTGGCATTCGTTGAGGACCCTCCTCCAATCGGGAAAATGTTTGTTAATGAGTTCGACAAGAACTTTCGGCTCATATCTAATATTCTCCTGATCCAGGATGGTCTGTATTCGTTTGAAGAATTGCGAGGCAATGAGAGGTTTTTGCTTTCCTCCAATGGAAAACTCAATGACGGCACAACGGGAATGGAGGGGTTCGATGATTTTATTTTTGAAGTTGCAGGTGAATATGAATCTGCAGTTGCCAGAAAACTCCTCTGTAAACGCCCTAAGTAAGAGTTGTACGTCGTTTGTTGTGTTATCAGCCTCGTCGATGATGATGACTTTGTGTTTGCCAGTTGCTTGAAGTGATACGGTCGAAGCGAAATTTTTTGCAGTATTTCTGACCGTATCAAGAAAACGTCCCTCATCGGATCCATTGATGACATAGACATCTACCCCCAGTTCGTTACACAGTGCTTTTGCTACAGTAGTCTTACCACATCCTGCAGGACCAGCGAGCAGCATGTTTGGGATCTCTCCTTTATCTAGGAAGTCTTGGAAGGTCTTCTTAATATTTGTTGGTAAAATACATTCTTCAATAGTTTTGGGTCGGTATTTTTCAACCCATAGAAATTCATCACGCATAATAAAAATAAAATCAGTTAGTTCTCTTGATTGCCAAAAGGGTCTCTAGAGGAATCCATGCAGGAGTCTCATCAGCAAACTGAACCTGAACTTCAGTAATCACTTTCTCCAAGTATTTGCTGTAGGTCTGCCTGGTATTCTTTACAGGACTAATAGGATTAGGAGTCATAATCATTCTAAAGGACGAACAAATTCTTGAGAGACAATATCGGTTGCTTTCAATTGCTCTCTCATATATTCTACAGCAAGTTGAGGTTCTGCGGTATCACCACAGGTAAAGACATCGCAAACTGCCATGCCTTTCTCAGGCCAAGTATGAATGGAAATATGACTTTCCGAAAGCATAGCAATACTAGTAACCCCTTGCGGATCAAACTTATGTACTGCCAGATTTAGTAGAGTCGCTTTACATTCTTTTGTTGCTCTATACAAAAGCATCCGAATGAACTCTTTGTCATCAAGGAGTTCAAACGGACAACCCCGAAGGGTAAAAAGGATGTGTTTCACTGTTGTTTTTTCAACCATTCACGAAATTTACGTTTCCCCTCTTCAACTTTCCACCATGGTGCATAGAGGGGACCTTGATAATCCTTCTTACCCGAAGGTGGAGTCGGGTTCGAGTGCGATGTAGTAGATGAGATCATGGTTCTTACTGGTAAACCTGGACAGAAGTTTCTGCGAAACAACCACATCGTATGTACCAGGCAGAACTTTGATATTCTCTACCTTGAAGTTGAAACTAAATTCAGAATCAGTTTCTCCAACAATTTCTTCATGACGATTGGAGGTATCGTTCTTCTTATCGCGAACAACCAATTTAACAACACCTGCTTCACCAACGGCAGAAATATCAGGCAGTTGATAGACTGCTGCTGCTTTCAGAAGTTTGTCAAGAACTGAAGTAGATAGTTCAAAGCAGACATCTTCTGTGGGAAGATTGATTGCTTTCTCAGGGGGAGTAACAATCACATTAGGATCTGCAAAGAAATACTTGGAACGAGACTTGCCCTCACGGATAACAACATATCCATCATTAGCAAAATCAAGTTCAGGATTTTGATGCAGACTCAGACCATTAAGGAACTGGTTGAGGTCATAGATACCAAAGTCTTTTGCAAAATCTTCTGTCACCGTTGCTTCAGCAAGAATGTTTTTCATCAAGCTGATAGTGCGAAGTTTACTACCTTCTTTGAAGAGAATCGATTGATTGATCGAAGAGAAGTTCTTCAGGACAGAGATAGTTTTATCGGACAGTTTCATAGTATTGGAAGGTCTCAGTTTCACTGGGGGTAGGTTTCGCGTTGTGCATTCTTGTCGTTGAAATGCATCAGAAGAACAGCATAATGCAAGATCTTCATAATGTCACGACGGGCAGTGCCTTTCTTATCATAGCGAGAGGCATACTTGAGGATGTTGCTGCGGCAGAAGGATTCACCATCACCACATGCTTCAATCAGATCAAGTGTTTGCACTTTATCATCACCAGCAGAGTAGTGCTGATTGTATGTTGCAGAAATATAATCGGTCAGTTCTTTTAGGATTTTTTCTTCGCTGTATTTAAAGCGAGTAGGATTGTTACTTGTCATGTCAAGGTTAAACGAAACGAAATCTTCACCAAAGTCACCAAAAGTGATGGGAACTGGTTGTGCAGCACCATAGGTATCAGATGAAAATGTGATGTGGTCATCACCCATTCCTCCAGGCAAGCCACCACCAAAAACGATTGTGTCAGGAGCGGCGGATGGATTGCCAGTCATACTGATACCATCATTTTCCCAATAGTCTTGATTAGTCATACTTAATTCATCAAATAGAAAGGACCATGAGTTAGCCATAATTATATCAAACTGTAGGAGTTTCGTCAACGGGCATCACGAAGTCAGCATCGACTTTATCGTAAAGTTCCAGGAATGCCTGCTTGGTTTCATCATCGAAACGGTTAACACAGACTTGAATTGCCTTTGCCTTATCATTGAAGATGCTGTATGCCTTAACGATATGAACCAGACGGCGGGTGCTGATGATCTCTTCGATACCACCATCATAGAAGGTCTTACGGATGATGTCTGCCCAGTCAGAGAGACGCTTGCAGAACTCTTCATCCTTGCAGATCTTACCAAGGATCTTCTGTTCAGTAGCAGCAGTAGGATACTCCTGCTCAAAGGTCACAGGGAATCGCTCAAGGAATGCTTCGTTGAGCACATTAGTTCCAATGAATCGTCCGTCGTCGCTACCTTTACCTTTGGTGTTGGCAGTGGCGAATACTTGGAAACCTTCTGCGGGCGCAACCCATTTGCCAATCTTCTTGAGGAAAACTCCTTTTCCTTCGAGAATAGACTGAAGACAGAGGATTTTGTTTGAGGCGAGGTCGATTTCGTCAAGGAGCAGCACAGCACCCCGCTGCAGGGCTTCAATGACGGGTCCGTTGTGCCAAACGGTTTCTCCGCCAACAAGACGGAAACCGCCAATAAGATCATCTTCATCAGTCTCTACCGTAATGTTGACTCGGATGAGTTCTCGTCCGAGTTGGGCACACGCTTGTTCGACAGAAAACGTTTTGCCATTGCCCGAGAGACCCGTGATAAACGTAGGGTAGAAGACACGGGACTTAACAATTTTTTTAATATCAGTGAAGTTACCAAACTGGACGAAGGAATCATCTTTCGTGGGGATAAGGTTTTGCTCTACTGCAGGCAGTGCTGCAGGTCCATTATAAGTGGTTTCAAGTTCCTCTACAGTCTCTTTCGTTACTTCCAGGTTCCACTTACCACGACCAACTTTATAGTCAGTCAGTTTGTTAGTAATAGTCTGGTAGTTGAAGTCATTCATCTGACAGAATGCCTTAATCTCAGCAGAAGTCACGGACTCGCCGTAGGACTCGCGGAGACATTCGATGATGCTTTCTTTGGACAGACCCATTTGCTTTGTTTGAACTGAAGTTATTATAGACGAAAAAGGGGGGTCTCAAACCCCCCATGTGTCACTTCTCAGTCCGTCCACTTCTGCCATACTTGTATCGCATGGCTCCGAGTAGATATGCCTGACTGAGAGATTTAGGACCATTCTCAAGGATTTCAAGTACCTTAGGATCCTTTTCTGATGCTTTAGCAATTTCTCTCCAGTTTTCTTTTGTCATGCCACCAAAGAAATAAATTCGCCTAGGACTTTCTTATTTAGTTTCTTAGTCTTGAGAGACTTGATAAATGCACTCTTGATCTTTGCTTTAGTTGCACCATCATCAACTTCAAAATCTGCATCTTGAGAAAGTGATGCTGCAGACATCGCAAAGTATGCATGATACCCAGAGGTTTTGATGGTGCAACTACGCTGCTTCTTCCACTCACTCTGAATCTTACGGAACTCATCAGAGTTCTGATCGTAGTAGAGTTTCATGAAGTGATTTGCATCACGACTTTCAAGAACACGAATACCAACAAAGTTGACAGTCGGGAAGTTATCACGAAGGTTCTGAAGCATCAAGTCAGAAAATCCATGCCAACCATAGGGAACCTGATAAGTGTTACCGGTCTTGCGATCACGAAGGAAAGTACAACCACCTTGCATCTGACGCTTACCCATGTAAGGTTCCTTCTCCCAAGGTCGTTCGATAACAACATGACGAGTAAGATGATTTGCTTCACCATCAGTCAGGACAATACACTGAACCTTCTGCAGTTTGTTCTCCTGCTGGAACTTGGGAAGAATCTGATGGAGAGCAACAAATGCTTCGTTCAAAGGAGTGCCAGACAAACTCATACGGGGAGGAATACCATATCCAACCATGTATTGGTCAGAGAAGTAGTTAGCAACACGCCAGATGTTGATCATCTGGTGCTCTAGTTGCTTACCATTTACACGACTGGTAAGAATATTCATCATTGCAAACTCATGACTAACCGAAAGTAGATTCTCTTTCGCTTCATAAGCAAGAGAGAAGTCCATTGGTTTGACAACCTCTTGAGTTTCATAATCAATCTTAGGGCGATTCCACTCATTAGTGAAAGCATAGACCTCAAAGGGAATAGAGACTTTCTTACAGAACCAAATCAGATTGTAGAGTTGCTTGACAGTATCCATCATGACACGGCTCATAGAACCACTCCAGTCCAGTACAAAAATCAGACCATGATTCTTGCCGTCAGGGACCACAGAGACCTTCTTGAACAGGTCTTCATTGTACTTGTAGGTATGCAGTTTAGAAGTGTCCAGGACGCCTGTACGGGCGGTTGTAGCACGAGCATAGGAGTCTGCTGCCTTGCGGCACTCAAACTCTTTTACCAGGTAGTTTACTTCTTTCTGAGCAGATCGTTTGAACTCAACAAATCGCTTGTCTGCGCGTTCGTAAATATCAACAGAAGGGACACTCTTTTGCTGAATGGAGAAGAAAGAATCAATGTCCTCATGAATCTCAGAGTTGTCAGCAACAATTTTCTTCAGGTCAACCTGAGGAATCTCAACATAGATATTCTCTGGCCAATCATTATCCACAAGATCCTGCAGTTTTGATTGCAAAGCATCAGCAGTATGAACTTCAGGGTCATCGGAAGAAACAGGATTATCCCAGTCTCCCTCTTCATTGGTCTGCTGAGGAATCTGTGGATC